ATCATATGACACCTCGATAGGACCAATTTCACTAGGAAATGCTCCTCTAAATGTATATGATTTAATGGAATCTCCATTACGATCTAATTGTTCAACTTTTAAGTCTGCTTCGTATTGGATAGGTGAAGTAAGACCGGTATTAGATCTGTGATTATTAATACCATTACTCCATCTTTCTATAGCATTCCTTACTGCAAAGTCGGTATCGTTAATGATGGTAACAGTCCATGTATCAAATGTCTTATCACCAGCCATTTTTAATATCCTTCCTCTGAAAGGAACATCTATAACACCAAATGTTGAACCAGGTAATTGAGCTGTTTTACATAAAAATGAACTCAGTTCCGCATCACCATTTGCATATGCAGGGAAGTTGATGGTCGCTTTAAATAAATTATTACGAGCACCACCGCCACGAAGCTTAGCCTTAAAGTCGTCTACGCCTAAAATCGCCATTGGTTACCTCCTTACACTGTACCTACAACTTCTTCAAACTCTACACCAGTTCTAACTGCAACAAAGTTAAGTGTTACATAGTTAATTGAACGGGCAGGTTTAATGAAGATGGAGGCCTTAAATTCATTAGCATCAATTACTGCAGCAGTATTGTTTGTTTCGTCACAAACAACTCTAAAGTCAGTAATACCTCTTCGTCCTTGAACTTCACGAAGTACTGGTTCGACAATATTTACGAATTCAGCTCTTGTAAATTCATCATTGAATTCAAAAAGGACTGTTTCAGCGGCCCTTGAAATTGCTCTTTCAAGTACCAAGAATAGTCTTCTAACATTAATCCTATCAAACGCAGAAGGTCTTGCAAGTTTAGTTTTATCACCAAACAATACAATTCCTTGACCAGGTATATTGGCAACAGGGTTAACACCAGCTTTATACAAAGTATCTCTTTGTGCTTTAGTTGGTATGTAATCAATTGCTGTTACACCAAGATATTGACCTCTTCTTTGTCCAGCAGGACTGAACCAAGGAGCTCTATCTCTATCTGTGGCTGCCATAATACCAGCGGTTGATGAAGATGCAGGGATTTGAATGTATTGATCATTATACTTATCATATACTTTTAGGTAGTTACCATCAAGTACTAAGTATGATGAGTTTGTCAATTCATTTGCTGTTGATTCAATATTGGTTGTGATAGTTGCTGCTGATGTTTCTCCAATAATATCATCTCTGTTTGGTGAAGCAACTGCTATACAATCTTTTCTTGCTGCAGCAATTGATACAAGGTCATTCACAATAGTTGTATGTGCATTACCTGTAGCATTTGGAGCAATCAGGAAATCAATCTCAACAACATCTTTATCTTCAAATAGATCAAATCCATTAGCTACTTCTGTAGCAGTAAGAGTTGCAGAATTTACACCATTTGCAAGTTCGATATCAGTTGTTTTGGTACCAGTGTAGGTATTTGCACCACTTGCTGGTTGGCCAAATGAAGCGTGAGTTGAATCAACTGCATTTAACATGTAAATATATTCTGATGTCTGGTTGATCACATCTTTAGCAAAGATTGATGTTCCATCTGCTGCCTTAGCATCAGATGCCTGAGATACAAATGGGAATCTTTCCAGAACCTCACCTGGAGTTCCTGTAAATTCACCATCTTGGTCAACAACGATAATGTGCATTTCATCATTGGTTGAACTTCTATTTGATGCATATGTTGAAGTGCTTGGGAATGCATCAAATGAGCTTTTAAATGCCCAATCATTATACACTGCACCTGCAGAGTCTGCGCCTGGACATATACTTACTTTTAAACTATTTCCTAGAACACCAGGGAATCTACCAAGAAAGGTATAACCTTGAGTTTCTAGTGATGATAAATTAGCATCAAATGATACCTCATTATCAATTTTATCACCGCCATCTGCAGAATCAGAGGCAGTTTGAAATAGAATTCCATGTGAATTTAAAGCTACAGAAGTTGCCTGACGGACAACTTGCATATTATTACCATATTTTAGGTAATAAGCAGCCGTATGGAAATCTATTGCATTATAGGAGTCTGGATTGGCAAAAGTATTAACGAGTTCTGTTTCGTTAGACACTTGCACTCTTTGCCCTACTGGACCCCATCTAAAGTTTCCTACGAATGCACCAGTAGTACTCTGAACGCCAGGTACGGAACTGGTAAGGTCAATTTCTCTGACTACAACCGCAGGAGATTCGGAAGGAGTTGAAAGCGCCATTGTTTTTTCCTTATTTTCGGTTACTAATTATATGTTCTCATTATACGGTTATATTCAATTTACATATATTTATAACTTTGCCAAATTTCAGATGCTTCTCGTTCATTTCGTGAATTCTCTGGTAAAAGATTACAATTTTTACATGTAGAAAATGTTCTTTTACCATTTTGTAATCTCATTCTTACATCATGTAATTCCTCTGATAACCATATAGAAGAAAAAGTTTGTTCATATACATTACCAAATGATGTTTCTTTAGACCAATCTTCACAACAAATATACACATTACCATTCCAATCAACAATAGATTTAAGTGATGGTTGATAACAAGGTTTCTTCATATTATTTGCAAACCACAAATAACCTGCACGATTTGATATATCTGTTGGACCAGTTGTAATTCTTTTATATGTTTTTAAATCTTTGAGTATTTCATTCATTTTATCTACATCGTCCTGGCCATCATAACAGTCAATCTTTATGGATAATAGACCCCAATTATCTATTTCCTCTGCAGTAATACGACCATTTAATATTCTATCACCACTTGTAATTAATCGTGTAGATATACCTTTTGATGTAAATGCCTTAATAATATCACCAATATTTGGATGTAATAATGGTTCGCCATATCCTGATACACTAATTACACCGTCCCATTTATGATATGATAATTCCTTTGCTAACATTTCTGCCAAATGAACTTTCATATAATTTTTTTTATTTGGAAATCCCATAGAATGTGGGCAGAATGAACAAGTTCGATTGCACAAGTCTGTTGGACTTATGACAATTGATACCAATCCTAGTAATTCTGGTATTTTAGAGGGTGTAAAAAGTCCATGCTCTATTGTCAAAATTCATCTCTATCAAAATCATATTGTACAAACCATTCCTGGTCCTGCATCCTTTTTTCTTCAATCCAATCACTACCATCATCATGAAAGCCAAAAGGGACAACATCATCTTCAATTGCTTTCATTCTATCATTAAATATCATCTCTTTTAAATTTATATCAGAAATATCTTGGAAGGCCTCGGTATAAACAAAATAACCAAACATAACAAGATTCATAACCAAATCATCATGGTTACCTTGTGAGGCCTCGTATGATTGACCTCTTGCTTCAAATGTAGATATTTCCATAATTGTTTCTTGATCAACTATTTCTAATTTATCATTTTCCAATAAATCCTTAAATGAACTACAACCAATTCTTTTAGATTTCCTTGTTATTTCTACACCAATTTTATCAGCCTTTACTGCAGATTCCAAATACATATTTTCATATTCAAAATCATGGTATAATCCATTACATACAATTCCACCTTGGTCATTTGCCTCAATAACAACATAAGCATCGTTATACACTTTTGCGTACTTATAAATAATATTTGGGTAGAGTATCGGAGAGATAACATTGTTGCGATACACAGCCACTTGCCTAAACGGCGAGGCACTAATATCGATTATTGTAAAAGTAGAATAATCCTGACCTCTACCTTTTGAAACATCGACCGTCATAATATATGCATGACCCTTCTGTGTTTTTTCATACACTAAAAGGTTTCCTCCTTCTAGTGCTTCAATTGGATTTTTTGCTTTTAATTTCATTAATGTTTCTGCATTAATTAATGTATCACCTGTACCAAAAAATGTATTACCAAATTCTTGATCAAATTGTAGTTGTGATGTATTTGCTATTGTTTGTGTTTTCCAATCATCATCACGACCAGGAACATCCCACCAATCAACCCTAAATGATTTAAATTCATTTACTCCTTGCTCGGCACCTTGCCATATATTATAAAATATATTACCAACACCATTTGCTGTTGATGTAACAATAATTTTAGTATCTGTACCAGCTGATACCACAGGATATGTTGATGTATAAAACTCAGCGGCTCTTTCAACAAAGGCAAACTCATCAAGGTATAATAAATTAACAGACATACCACGAATGGAACTACCAGATGTTGCCGCTGCAACTATACGAGAGTTATTTGAAAATTCTATTGAACCTTTATTTAATGCCTTACACCCTGGTTGTAAAAAGAATGGTAAATTTTCCAACATAAGTGTTATACGCCCAAGCATTTCACGTGCCGTAGCACCTTTATTTGCCATTATGGCGATGGTTTTCTCGGAATTAAACAGGGCAAACCATAACAGAAATGCACATGCAGATATAGACTTACCTGACTGTCTACATGCTAATACAATATTAAATCTTTCATCTTGGAATTGTTTAAACATTTTCCTTTGATAAGGATATAATTCAAATGGAACTAAACCTTTATCAAGTGAAATAATTTTAACATAATGTTCTGTAAAATATGAAGGACTCTTCATGCATTTGGCATATTCCTTTATTTCTGCCTGAGTCCAATCCTGTACAACACCATCTCTTTTTACGAGTGGGTTACCAAGATAGTATTCATTATTCATTGTTCTCGTTAGTAACATCTATCACTTGTTCATCATCTTTTAATAATTTTTGTAAGTCAGCAGTTGTACCTACAAATAAATTATTAGTTGTATTACCTATTTGTTTTTGTTCTTCTTTTTTATCTAAATCTTTTCTTTTCTTATTTAAATCCATCAATTTATCATTGACATCTGCCATGTTTTTAATAAGATTAGATAATACTTCATATGCTCTGGGATGCTCTGAAGACCTTGCAACCTCCATCATATCCATTAAAGACTCTTTGCCTTTTTCTAGAAGTTCGTAATATGTTGCTCGGGAGTATTCAAAATCATCTTTTATATTTTTTTCATCACTCATGAACTATCGCCTATCAATTCTATTAATGTTGTAAATCCAAAGTCACTATCAGCAGTTCCTATTACAGTTAATGGATCTGGTGTAACAGTAATCCTTGATGTTTGTATATCACTATCAGATAAACCAGCCTTAATTTGAGATAAATCTGTAATTGATTTACGAATAACATCAGATGTATTTATTGGTCCATAAAAGTTAACTTTCATTTGGAAATCCATGGTATAAACTATGGTTCGTCTTGATGCCAAATCGCCTTCAAAATCATCACTAAAGGTTAAACTCTGTATAATGATTGGCATATCCTCTTTAAAATCTGGATATTCAGTAGCAAATGGTTTAATTGTAAGTGTATATTGTGGATTAAAAAATGGTATAATTTGTTCTACTATTTGTAATGCATCGTCCTGTGATTTTGCATATACATTTAATTGAAAATTTATATTATAAGGTATTGGTGTAAAAAACTTTCTTCTATTTTCCTTTGCTGTACCAAGGCTATTAAATGTGCTAATCTTTGTTAATTGTCTTGTTAGGTCATAATCAAAACTTGTAATTTCAAATGACATTCTCGGTAGTTTAATTGCTACTTGAGAATTATCTGTTAAATCAGCTTGTTCTCTAATTCTTTCAAGATATTTTCTTTTTGGTGCATATGACAGAGGAACCTTTACCTGACTGACAACCTGGCCAGATGAATTCTTTCTTATTACATATATGTTATTGAATATACGACCAAATATCGCAACTGATTTCTTTATTTTCTCGTGATAAAAATGTGTACCAAACATTATTGACCCTCCACATCACCAAACGGATTGTTTTCACTAAAGTCTAGGAAATCAGAACCACTACTGAAGAAATCATTTTGTTCATTAGAAGATATATTATTTTGTTCAGTAACAACACTTACTGTAAAGTCTGAGTCTTGTCTATATGAACCTGTAATTGATAAATTATAAGTTGGTAAGAATGTATGATATTTTCCATCACTAGCACCAACGTGTACAAGATGTAATTTACTATCTGAATCTGAGAATTTAGATATCTCACCAGTCATAGTTAAGTTAGTTGCTGAATCAAGTAACATACTTGCAGTTTGTCCAGCCTCTATTGTATCACTATTTCTGTTAAGAGTTAGAATATATGTATATGCATAATCTTTTTCAATGGCATCAATTTCTGTAATGCCAGTATCAAGGTCCTCATCATTGTATTCAAATAGATTTGCTCTAAGTTTATATACAGGTAAATTTGCTAATTGATAAAATGGTTGTTCATGCTCTACATGTGATATTTGAAATAATTTCTTTGTCATTGGAAGGTATATTAAGTCGCCTTCCAAAGGTCTGACAGCTGTTATCTCACCATCCATTTGTTTTACAGCAGAGTTCCATCTTCTTCGTGATACAACAAATGTAGCTTCATCACGAATCTCAACACCAAATCTTGTGAACAGGTCACCCTCTCCATCAAAACCTTCAGTGTTTTCAATATACATTTCTATTACATGTGAGGAATTAAAACGTGATGGAATATCATCGCCTAATATAGTATCTTCATTAACTATATCTCTTGGAAGATAATAAACGTCTTGACCATAAATCTTTAATGATTCAATAACTATATCTTCATATAAATTCTGTTCTGACCTAACGGCATCAGAAAAGTATAGATTTCGTGCCATAACCTACCCTACAAAAAAGTCTATTGGTGTTTCGTGGTCAAGTCTTAATCGTTCCCTTAATCTTTCTATATCCTGTGTAGCATCATCATAGATTTGTCTACCATTCATAGTAACACCACCAGGTAACTGCATTCCTTCAAATTTAATAAGGTTAGCACCCCATTGTTGTTTAATGAGTGCTGTAGAATATTCTTTTAACCACATATCATTCCATACTTTAGAAAATGCTGATTCGTCAACTGTTTTATATGCTTCATATACAATATAATCACCGGCTTTTAAATCACCATCAGCAAAATCGCCGAATATGTATAATCTATTTTGTTTCCTTGAATACTCAATTTGAGGTGTTCCATTCAACTTCATATCTAATAGTGAAAGATATTGTTGCATCTGTTCGTAATATGCTAAATCACCAACATAATTATGCATATCTGCAATATCATTTAACATCATTTGATACTTAATATCAAAGAAATTTAAACTTGAACCAAATGTGGAATCAATAGCAAACATTCGTGATATAAACAATACATTATTATCTACAGAAACATATTCATTAGTAACATCATCTGCAGTTAATTGATAACTGACATACGTTCGAACAGTTGCTTCAGAGTGATATTCTTGAAAAACTTGTAGAGCTTCATCCACTCTATCTTCTAATTGGTCCTCGTCTACATTAACTTCAATGACAGGGTCGCCTAACCTTCTCTTACAATAATCTATAAGTGTAGCTCTTGAAGTTGGATTTGCCATAAATTATCTCCTAATGATACTATTTATAATATTATGTAATAGTAATTCCTAAATAATATGTGTTTACAGTAGTAGAAGCTGAGGATGGATATGCTTGAGACCTATAATCATCATTGTTAATAAATTGACTTATCAAATCTTGTCCAGTAAGTTTTGTATCTGTAATACTTGTTCCTCTTTGTGTACCAGAACCATAAGCATAATCTATTCTGCAACTATCAACATGTACACTACAATATCTCATCATATTTTGTAATACCTCGCCAAAAGCTGCACTATCTGGTGTATATACATCACCACTTGTATCATAAACATGTAAAGGGATGGTATAATCATTTGTGGCACCATCCTTTGAAAACAAATAATAACTAGCAAAATTAGTAGGTTGGTCTTGAGTTTGATTAGTGGTACCAGTTGCAACAACGGTAGCTCTATCTATTCGGGTATCAAGAAATACAGCATTTGCATTAACAAGTGTGCTTCCACTATATGTTGTTGCTGTTTGTATGTGATATATCCCACCAAAACTATCAGCAGTTGTATCGGTTGTAATATATGATTGTAATGCTGGTTTTATAAATGTATCAATAAAATCAGAATCAGTCATAGGTTGAACATCATTACTTCCATCAAGATAACATGGAAATTTTATATTATTAGAATCAACAACTGAATAGGATGAAGTTGCTTTATTTTGATCTATAGTAGCATAAGCAACTGAAACATCAGGATCTGTAGCATTGAAATCGTTTAAAGCTGATGTAGTTGGATACGTATTTGTAGCGGAAAATGTTTGAGACATTGTCTGTCTAGTATCGGTGCCGAGTGTACCTAAATTACCACCACTTGCTGTGTATGATAAACTTACTGATGGATTTAATGAGTATTGATATTTTGCTTGTTTTTTAATTTCATCTATTTGAGCAGTAGACATTTGTTTAATGTCTGTACCGTCAAAATAAACTGGAGTTCTAACTGCCATTATATATTACCTCACTATGTTGCAGAACCAACAATTGTTTTTAAATTACTTCCTGCAGAATTTTTAATATTTAGTGTTACGGCTGAAGTGAAATTACTTGATGTTAAACTTGTTAATGAGGCACCTGAACCAGAAAATACAGTGGCTGCAAGTGTTCCATTACTAGAATTAAATGTTAAATTTGTACCACTCTTTGGTTCAAGGTCACCAGTTGCCGCTGTTGCAAATAGAGGGAAACAAGTTGTGTCTGTTGATTCATCAGCAACTGTAACTGCAGTAGCAATTGCAGCTGTTCCTGATGTATTCTGATTACCAGCCGTATTAACACCAGGTAAATTAATGTTTGCCGTTCCGTCAAATGAAACACCACCTATTGTTCTAGCAGTCTCCAAGGCTGTTGCCGTTCCTGCATTACCAGATGCATCACCTGTTAGAGCACCAATAAATCCAGTAGCAGTTATTTTACCTGTACTTGGATTATAGGTCATGTTACCATCAGCTTCAACACCAATGTTACCAGAACCTGCTGCTCCAGCACCAAAAAGAATTACATTATTTTCATTTGTTGCTTCATTGTCTGTAACTGTAACTGTGGTCGCAACTGCCGCTGTACCTGAAGTATTTTGGTTACCTGCAGTATTCACACCTGGTAAATTTATGTCACCAGTACCATCAAATGAAACACCACCTATATTTCTAGCAGTTTCAAGTGCAGTAGCAGTAGCAGCATTTCCAGTAGTATAACCAGACTGTACAGCGTATCCAGCACTAGTTGCACTATCAGCACTTGTTGCATTACCTGATAACGAAGCAGTTATTGTACCTGCAGAGAAATTACCTGAACCATCTCTAAATACTATAGTTGATGCTGTATTAGCATTTGTGGCATTTGATGTGACCGTGAAGGTTCCACCCTCACTATTTACAGAACCACTTATACCATTTCCTGATGTAGCACCTTGTTGTACATAATTACCAGTAGTATCGGTTCCTAATGTTACTGAATTTGCAGTTACTCCACCAGCATATCCAGCATATACGGCTGTTCCTGCATTTGTAGCACTATCGGCTGTGGCAGCATTTCCAGATGTATTCTGATTACCTGCAGTATTAACACCAGGAAGGTTAATATTTCCTGTTCCATCAAAACTTACACCACCAATATCTCTTGCAGTTTCCAAGGCTGTGGCTGTGGCTGCATTTCCTGTTGTATATCCTGATTGTACTGCATAAGCAGCTGCAGTAGCACTATCTGCTGATGTAGCATTACCACTTAATGATGCAGTAATTGTTCCTGCACTAAAGTTACCACTTCCATCACGAGCAACTATTGCTGAATTTGTATTTGCATTTGTAGCCGTAGTAGCACTATTTGAAACCTTACCTGCAGTACTAATTGTTGCAAGTTTTGTATCAACAATAGCAGCACTTGCATTAATATCATCATTGACAATTACTCCAGATGCAATTGCAGCTGATAATGCAACATTGCCAGAACCATCAAATGATACTGCACCGGCAGTAACATCGCCAGTAATACTAAAGTTTCTGCCTGTTGCAAGAGTAGTTGCTGTATCTGCATTACCGGTAACAGCACCTGTTACATTACCTACAACATTTGCATTTATTGTAGAGGTTGTATAATCTGTTCCACCTCTATTCACAACGTTAGGTGGTACTGCAGAATCAAATGCAGAATCAACTAAATTATGGTATAGATAATATTGTTGATTAGAGGCATCTCTAAAGAATCCTGTATGTCGTCTTTGGCCATCTCTAAAATAATGACCTATAAAACCAATATCAAGAACATCTGATTCTTCATTACTATCTGCCAAGTGAATTAATGGGTCATTTGTTGTATATACAATTGTATTAACTTCAGTAGTGGTTCCTGTTACAGTCAAATTACTTACAGTTAAATCAGCAAATGTAACATCAGAAGTTGTTGCTACTGCTTGTCCTATTGCAATTTCACCATCTGTAATTGTTACACCTGTACCACCAGAGAAATGAGCTCTTGCTTCAGAAGCTGATGGTCCAGTATATGTAAATACACCAGTACCATTATTGTATGATAAACTACCATCACCACCAGCATCAGTTACAGATACAACTTTTCTTGCTTCTGTTGAATCAACAAAATCACTGTATAGTGTTGGAAGTGTTGGAGTATTAGTAAAGTTATTATAATCTAAATAATGAGCTCCTTGTTGACCATCTAATGTATCAGCATCTAAACCACTACCAGCGCCATCATTGTCTGATGTCCAAACTGTACCTGTTTTACCATCAAGTAGATTTAATTCAGCGGCAGTTGATGTTACAAGAGTATTATTTAATCTCAATCCTGATGATGAACCATCATGAGTTTCAATATCAAAATCAGTACCATTCATTATTTTGAATTCGGTACTTGTCATTCTTACATTTATATTTTGTGAACCAGCCTTTAAATGTGCTATTTCAATAATACCATCTTCTGAACCAGCAGCAGCATCACCAATTTTACCTGTTATTTTTGCAAATGTTTTCTTACCATTTGCATCATTATCAGCACTAAATTTAATTTGTCCTATATAATTTCCATCTGCGCCTGTAATATCACGCATAAGTTCAAATTCTGGTGCAGCTGCAGAACCAGCAGTTGTATCAGTAATTGTTTGTGCTTGACCGGTTGTTTTAATAAAGCCAGAGGCACTAGTACCACCTAATGTGTCTGCATCAATTGTTAAAGCATTTATAAAGGTAGCATCAACATCTGCTATTATAATATTACTTACATCTGTTGAATCTACTAAATCAGTCGCAGATATAATTGCAGATACCTGTGCACTATCCACAAAATCACCATATAGTGTTGGTATTGCAGGTGTATTGGTAAAGTTATTATAATTTAAATAATATGTACCTTCCTGACCGTCAAGTTGGTCTGCATTTATATTCAATGCATCAACAAAAGCCTTATCAACATCAGCTGTAATTATGTTTGATACATCGGTAGAATCTACAAGGTCAGTTGCAGATACGATTGCAGATACCTGAGCACTATCAACATAATCACCGTAAAGAGTTGGTATCGTAGGAGTATTAGTAAAATTATTATAATTTAAATGATACGCACTATTTTGTCCACCTAATGTATCAGCATCTATTGTTAGAGCATTTATAAAGGTTGCGTCAACATCTGCTGTTATGATATTACTTACATCAGTAGAATCAACTAAATCTGTTTCACTTATTCTTAAATCAAAGTCTGAATCAAAATTTGCCTTTGTATATACTTGTTCTACATCAAAACTGAATACACCAGTACTTGCATTATAACTTAAATCACCTGATGCACTGATAGCATTTCTTATTTCTGATATTCTATTATTTGAATCATGTAAAATTGTTGCAAAGGAACCACCATCTGCTGTATTAATTGTAAATATGCCAGTTGCAGAATCATATGATGTTGATGATACACCAGCAACAGATACTGTTGTAGCAGAATTTATTTGTCCTTGTGCGTTTATTTCAAGGACTGGAACTTGTGATGCAGAACCATAAGTTGCGGCTGTAACACCTGTATTTGTTATACTGAATCTACCTGTTGCAGAATCATATGTTAAGTTACTACTTGATGCAAATCTTGAATGTACTTCATCACCAAATACTACTGGGACATATTGACCGCCACTGTCATGGTCAACATATGATGAATCCCAAAGTAGGAAATGGTCTGGATATCTTTTTAATCTTAAACTATTATCTACATCAGCAAGGTCTTTCATTTCAGCGGCGCCACCACCTTCACCACCTGATATAGTAGAGAATGATAAGGTTCCATTACCATCAGACACAATTGCTTGTCCAGATACAGCAGCATCAAGTAATGGAAATCTATATGCATTTGTTCTTAATATACTAAATGTACCACTATCGGCAATAATCTTACCAGCAACATGAACATTATCGCCAACATAAATATTATTAGAATCCTTGGCATTTATTTGCTGAACTTCAAGCTCTCCTCCAACAAATGAATTAGAACCAACTTCTATATTACCACCAGCTATAATATCACTAGATGTAGTAACAGTTTGTACTTTAACATCTTGTGATGAATCTAATGAATATGTTCCTGTTGATGAATCATAACTTAAATTAGTTCCTGCATTAAGAGCATCTCTTACTCTTGTTGCATTTAAATATAAATTAGTAGCTGTTTCTGCAAGGTCATCTGTTGTATGATTACTTAATGATGATACAGTACCAGTAACATTACCCTCAAATGTACCGGCAACAAATGTTTCTGAACCAACAGTCCATTTATCTGTTGTTTCATTCCATATTAATGTTTTATTTGTGGCATCACCACGTTCAATTTCTATACCACCATTCTCAGTTGGAGAACCAGTAGCATTTGAATTAAGTGTAATTGTGTTATCAGCAAGATTAATTGTTTCTGTATTTACAGTAGTTGTTGTACCACTTACTGTTAAATCACCGCCAACCGTTACATTTCCTGTAGTTGTAACAGAGGCAACTGTAACTGATTTAGCAGAATCAATTGCAACTACACCACTTGTAAGTTCTGTAGCATCAATACCTTGACCAGCTGAGAAGTGAGCTCTTACTTCACTTGCACTAGGACCTGTATATGTTATCACACCGGTTCCACTATTGTATGCTAGACTTCCATCACCACCTGCATCTACAACTGATATCAATTCTCTTACATCACTATCAAATTCTGCAGAGTCTAATGTTAATTGAAATATTTGATCCGAATCATTCCAAGTGAAGGATATACCATCACCTGTACTTACTGTAGCTGTAACATATTTTGATGAACCTGAATCATAAACTAATATATCTGCATGTTTTTTACCAGTAGTATCAACACCAACTAAATTGTTGATATCCCAACCACCTGTAACACGTTTCTCTGGAACGCCTACAGTTATATTTTTTACGATTGTACGATTTGAATTACTGTTTATTCCGACTGGCATTTAATGAATCCTATTTAGTAACGCTTGGTGTAACCTGTGCCCTACCTTCTAGAATTCTTTCAATTATAGTATTTGAATCACTATCAATATAAGAGATTTCTACATCATATACATATCTTCCAGCCTTAAGAGCGTCTGTTTCTGTATTTGTGAGTGCGAGAGTAATAACACCGTCTGTTTCGGGTGTAGGAATTGCGGCTGTAAATGAAGTTGTATCATCGCTATCGCTATTATAGTTTTTCTTTAACTTAGCGTATGCAGTATAATTTGTGAGATTTTTCTTTGCACCATTGGTGTCAGTTACGTTTAATGTAATAGATACATCTGAACCTTGGTCTATAGTGATTTCTTCATATTGTGCCATGAAATACCTTTCTTTCAGTAGTTTCTTTGTCGGACCCTATTGCCCCTGCACTTATGATATTATTTATACATTTTTGATTTTGTCCAACAATTCTTTTTTATCTCTGGTACAAAAACAAAATGTTTGTGGTCCAGCATATACAATATCCTTGTTAATATCAT